TGATTGAGGACTAACTTGGCACAATCCACTAGAAATAATTTTGGTTTTAATTTGTTACTTGCAACGACAAAAATGAAACGCCCTAGTATTTTGAATCCAACAGGCAGTAAAAACTTTCCATACGAAACTTTTCCATGGAGACTTGAATTAAAAGATGTAGTATGCCACTTTGAATGTAAAGAACATATGATTAAGTATCTGAACCGATACGACTATAAACCCAAAGATGTGAAAATTTCTAATCGATATGGTGAAAAGTATCAGTACAGAGGTAAAAAAAAGAAATCTACATAGTTGTAGTTGCGACTCAATTATGAGTGATGGATTACCCATTCAACCGCATACTCAAATTTTAGTTCTTAATAATAGTTACGAACCAATTAACATCACAAATTGGAAACGCGCCATTGTTTTACTAATTAAACAGAAAGCACAAGTATTATCAAGTAGAGTTATTCGACTTGTAAATTACATTCGGATTCCATTTGCTAAAATTGTTGCTCGCACACCTTCTCGCGCAATGATTTACAAACGTGATAATAATAAGTGTCAGTATTGCGGTGCTACTAGACATCTTACTATCGATCATGTTATTCCTCGTAGTAAAGGTGGACTAGATACATGGGAAAATTTAGTAGTCGCATGTTCATCATGTAATGTCAAGAAAAGTGATAAACTTATTGAAAATATCAATATGAAACTTGCAAGAAAACCATTTGCACCCTATAATAAAGTACAGTTTACACTGTCTTACGCTGAAGTGCCTGAATGGCAGGAGTTTTTATTTGTATGATGAAACAGTATCCCTACGAAATCACTTATAAACTTAAAAGCACTGGTAATAAACGACTCACAAAACGAATTGACGCATCACATCAAGCAGAGGCAAAACGTTTGTTTGAATCTGATATTCCCTCTGCAACTATTTTGTTTACTAAACCACTGCCTCAAAATAAATCATGACTAAAAAACTTAAATCACAAGTAAAATCTAAATTTTATTATGTTTTTTGGGGAACTGCCACTGTCGCTGTGGTAATTGGACAACTATATGTTGGATCTGGTTACAGAATTATGGCAAAATCTTTTCTCACTGTAATGGAAACTATTGAAGTGGTTATTGAACCAAGTTTTTGAATCTAGCATCAAACTTTAAGAATTATTAAATTTGTCATGATTTGCTGATAAATGTTGTAAAATAATTAAAAGCACGATCACCATGACTCTTCCACAGGACAAAAAACCTAAAAAAACAGAAATCGAAAGCATGAAAATTGCTGTCGATGAGGTTGACATCCGTGCCATCCATCCTGATAAGATGGAAGACTTCGCTGCCCACATGGTAGAACAACTGAAAGAATCTCAATGAATCAAATTTTGTTATCTGATTGTGTCTCGGGGATGAAGACACTTGGTGGTGAATCTATCGATTTATGTGTCACGTCCCCTCCTTATGATGATCTTCGATCATATAACGATAGTTCTTCATGGAACTTTGATACATTTAGAAATGTCGCCGCTGAACTTCATCGAGTCATGAAGATTGGCGGTGTTGTTGTATGGGTGATTGGAGATGCTACAGTCAAAGGTAGCGAAACTGGTTCTAGTTTCCGCCAGGTGTGTCATTTTATGGATCTTGGGTTTCTATTACATGACACCATGATCTATGAAAAGAATGGTAGTCCTTTCCCCGCAAAGAGAACAGGAAATAGATACTCACAAATTTTTGAGTATATGTTTGTATTTTCCAAAAAAACTAAACCAAAGACTGCACATTTACTCTGCGATAAACCAAATCGATGGGCAGGTTATACACATTTTGGTAAAGGAACTATTAGGACTAAAGATGGACAACTTAAGGATAGGCAGATCAAACCCATCCCAGAATTTAGTCCGAGAAATAATATCTGGAAATATAATACTGGTAAAGGATATTCAACCAAAGACGATGTTGCCTTCGAGCATCCTGCAATCTTCCCTGAAAAGTTAGCACGAGATCATATTCTTTCATGGAGTAATGAAGGAGATCTAGTGTTAGATCCCTTTATGGGTTCAGGAACTACTGCTGTTTGTTGTTTAGAAACTAAGAGAAAGTTTATAGGATTTGAGATTGATGAGACTTATCACAACATCTGCACTAGGAGACTTGAGCAGCATGTGACAGTCGAAGAAGCGTCCCTGCCGGAGTCGAATCCTCTAGAGGATGCCCTATATTGATTTTGTCAAAGGAACTCACCCATGACTGCTACTGACATCCGTGACTATTTCAGTAATCCTACCATTGTAGATGAAATTGTCCGTGAACTGAACATGGAGATTGGATTCTGCCCAATTCTCCGTAATCTAAAGCGTGAAAAAGATTACGGAGTTATTGATGATGAGAGCATCACATTCCGCGAACTTGGATCTGAAGATCGCAATGAGGTGTTTGTTTATCTTGGCAGAATCCTTGAATCAGTTCTCACCTGCCAACTTGCAAAATGTGCCTCTTTTGATGTAAAGAAAGATCGCAGTTCTTCTGGTGATGTTACTATCAACGGACGTATCTGGGAGATTAAAGGTACGTCTGGCAAGAACTCTTGGACTGGTTCTACTCATGCCACCAAGAAAGAAGACGATAAGATGGATTTCATTGGCATTAAATATGGACTGAATGAAGATGCTAATGTCTTCGATATTTTCACAGGCAATACTAAATTGATTGAAGAAATCTTTATCGGTGTATTCGATCAGATTGAATTGATTCGCCGTGGAAGTGCAACTCAATCTAATTCCCGCACTTCGCTTCTAATTGGTATCGATGTTTATGATACTGTAAAAGAGCAGATTGCATGGGGTTGGTTGAAAAAACCTGCTCGTAACGGCAAATACCTGCAACTGTGTGCCGCCTGACACACTGCACCAGGGAGGAGTACAACCCTCCCTTTTCCTGTATATTAAAAGAGTCAAAGGAACACACCATGGCAACCCGCTCACGCATCGGCATCGAACTTAAGGATGGTAGCATCCTATCTGCGTACCATCATTGGGATGGTTATCCGCAGTGGTTAGGACGTATTTTGACAACTCACTATAACTCCCGCGATAAAGTTGCTGAACTGATTGATGGTGGAGATATGTCATCTTGCTGGGCAGATGACATCTGGGGCAAAAAACTTCCTACAGGTGAATATGCACCTGAGTATTATTCTGATCGTGGTGAAGATTGTCCTCCTCGTCATGATGATGATATGAATATGTTTCTATCTAAAGGTGAAGAATATGCTTACGTCTTTACTATTTTTTCTGGGTGGATATGCTATAATATGAATGAATACAACGATTGTGATCCAACGTTGGTTCCTATTCCACTTGGTAATTTAGCGGTATGAATGGAGCATCACTTATTGTAGATTACTCAGAACTGGAGGTGTTGCAAACCGCCCTCCAGAAGTTGTCTAAATCTGATAGCACAGATCCAAAAATTACTGTGCTATATGATAAAGTTGTTTCTATTATGGAAACAATCGAACTTCAAGAACTCTATCGCAACGATCCCCGCAATGACTAAAACTGAGCAACAGTATTGGCAGGAAATTGCCACCGATTTTTGGAAAGAAATTGAAAAGGAAGCGGAAGAACTTGAGGTAACAGTAGACTACTACATCGAGGAGTTTTTCACATCATGACTAATGAACAAAAGTACAAAGTTATTATCGAAGAAACCAATGGTTGGTTTACTTACGATAAAAATGCACAAAATCTTACCCGTGCAGAGGGTATTAAATGGGTAGATGATGCCATGAGAGATGGTATTTCCCCTGATAGATTAAGAGTTGTTAGGCAAGAGTGGGGAACATGATTGGAAATCTTGAACCTGAGGAACATGTTATGGATGACAATGTAATGTATCCTAGTGGAATGTTAGGGCAACTTAGTATTGCTCTAGAAAAAATGGGATGGGACTATGGTGATAATGTTGCCGTAGAGATTGCAGGAACCTCAATTTATGAAATTGAAGGTGCTGGTACTAAATGGGCACCTAATAAAGGTACTCGTAAATACAATAAAGATGCTTTTATTGTGATTAAGAATCTTGATCGCAATCCTACTGTTTCAAGTGTACCTAATCCAGAACTTAAGGGACATCATCTTAAGTCAGAGAAGGAACTTGCTGCTGAATTAAAAAAAAGTGATGATGCCAAAGGATATGAGACATACAGCAAATGATTATGATATGCTAGTAGATTTTGCTAGTCATTATCAGCGTGGAAATGTATGGAGAGTCGAAGTAGAACTTTCTATGAAAGGTGCTATTGATGAACCAGAATACATTTACACTGTGGCAGTTGATGTAGTGGCACCTAACAGAGATCTGGCGCAGTATATTGTGACTACAATGTATCCAGAGTACGAAAGTATTTCAATTCCCGATGAATCTGAATCTGCCTGACAATTTTCCCCACAAACCACCTTCAAACTATTCCTATGAAGTCACACAACACAACAGGAATGTTCTTTCTATTTGGTTACGGGATCATCGTAAGTATTCTTACACTAATGATGATGTTCGGACTATTTGGGGATTCTATGACTCAAAAAAACGAAAATACTTTGCTCCAATCAATCACAAAAAAATAGGACAATCAGTAGATATTGCTAATACTCGCCCCTATACTTCTATGCAATTAAACCTTAACCCATTAGAGGCAGCATTTTGTGTATAAACCTCAAGTAGATGATTATGTCAAATGGAGACATTTAGAAGGATGGGTATATTTTGTTGATCATGAATACTTTACTATTGAAATTGGGGTTAAAAATAAAAGCGAAGAATCTTACAGAGATTCACCTTTACATCGAAAACATCATTGTCTTGTTGTTTGTCACAACTATTATTGGAATGAGGTAGAATATATTTCTAATCGCAGAAATGATGAAGACACCTACAAATCGCAAGAAGGTAGGTATTTGGACACTCAGTAAATTATCATGATTAAGTATCAAGTCTCGTACAAAAAACCAAAGAAAAAAGGTTATGCCTGTCACAAAGCAGTCTTCTATAAGATTGAAGATGCAATGTTCTGGGAGGAACATGTAAAGAATAACCTGGAGGGCAGGGACATTCAACTAACTGTCCACTAGGTTGACAAAGCACCCCAATCTCCTGTATATTAAAGAAGTTGAGAGGCAAAACAATAAGTGAGATCGACAAACTGATCTCCGCCATCTCAACTGCGGTGCTCCCCTTTGCTGGTTTCAGGAGTAGCGGCGATAGGAAATCAGCACACTATTTGTTTATTTTATTGTCATGTTTTTCGATTTCACTGACACTCCTCAAATTGAAGAAGTTCTTTATATGAATGATGAATCCATTGATCAATTTCTTGATGAGCAGGGTGATATTATTGGAATGAATGTTGAGTGTAATGAAATGGAAACTAATATGACTGTGTAAGTATCAACTTTCATACATACCTTTGGTATGGTTGTTCTGGAAACTCTAACAATCTCTAGAACACATTAAAGGCATCCCGACTAAATAGGGGTGCCTTATTTGTTTTTATGACGCCTCACAAATACGATCACATACTAATCCATCGAAATCCTTACAATAACAAACCACATACAGTAGAATACATAGATCCTAAATTTATACAAACACGAATCTATTTTAAGTGTGAGAGTGAATACTTTAGGAAAAAGAAGAAGACAATTAAATAAGTGTCACAATGGGGTTGTCAAACCCCTTTTTTTATGTCATCATGTAATTATGAAAAATCTTCACATCCAACACCCCGAAGATTCCATTCTTTCGGGTGATCTCACCGTTCTCGATTGGTTCCTCACTCCTTCACATCTTTCTGTGAAAATTGACGGTTCTCCTGCTATTGTATGGGGAACTAATCCTGCGACAGGTAATCATTTTGTAGGCACTAAATCAGTGTTCAACAAAGTAAAAATCAAAATCAATGAATCTCATGAAGACATTGATAATAACCACACCGGAGAAGTTGCTAAGATTCTCCACGCTTGTTTTGATTATCTTCCTTTCACGGATAATGTTATCCAAGGTGATTTTATTGGTTTCGGTGGGGATGATACTTTCACTCCTAATACACTCACTTACATATTTGACGAGATTGTAACTGAAAATATCATTATTGCTCCACATACTTTATATCAGTGTGAGAATGATTTACGGGATGCTGTTGCTTATCCCATGGAGTATTTCAACATTCCTAGCACTGAATATGTAAAAATAGTGCAACCAAAATGTTGGGAAGCAGATGAAGATTTTGATGAGATTGTTGGTTTTGCCCGACAAATGGCGCAGTTAGTAACATTTGTTGATGAGAAAGAGGCAGCAAAACTTAGGATTGAATTGAATAAATGTATCCGCGAAGGTATTGACGTGGTGCCAGATACTTTTGACAATTCTATGCTTATTTCTTTCTGGTTCTTGATTAAATCTATCAAAGACGACATGTTATTCATGTGTCGTAATAATGGCCCTAAAGTATACATTGGCAAAAAACAATGTGAGGGCGAAGGTTATGTTCGGAGCAATGAATATGGACTTTATAAATTAGTCAATCGTTATGAATTTTCTAGGGCAAACTTTAACAATATGAAAGCATGGGGACAGTCCTGATAGTGTCCACCAGAGGCACTCAGGAGCGCCTCTAACCTGTATATTAAAAGAGTCAAAGGAAATCCACCATGACTACTGAATTTGCTGACTTCGCTGCTACTCAAGACGCACGGAATGACATTCAACTCAACGTGCGTAAGTACACATTGATGTTGTGTGATGCTCTCCAGATGGATTTCAACAAGAAGGGACACACTCTCGAATATAAGTTCTACATCGAAAGTGGTAGAAAGTATCACAAAGTTGTGATGGAAGTTGAGAACGGATCTCGCAGTGTTCACGCTTTCGTTGATAAGAAGACTGGCGAAGTTTACAAACCTGCATCATTCAAAGCACCTGCAAAGGGTGTTCGTTATAATCTTCTGATGATTGAGTCTCGTGAAGAATGTTTTGCCCGTGCAGATTGGGCAGGAAGTTATCTTTATGTTCGCTGATACTAATCGCCAACTCCGCAAACTTTCTATCAGAAAAATGAACTATCGCGTTACCTCAATCAACATCGACTTTGAAGATGATAACTTTGAGTTATCACCAATCGAGCAACAAAATGTTATCGATGACGTAATGTCTACTACTTGGGAAGCATGTGACGGTGATGATCTTGTAGAAGAGATTACTGCTGCCACAGGATTTTGCATCAATTCTATTGACTATTGCTACGTTCTAAAATGACTAAAACTCAAATTCTCAAAGTTATCAAGGAAACTGCTGCTCCTCATAAACTTGATCGAGAGCAAAAGTTTCAAGTCTTCGCTGATGTCTGCGACAATATGTTAGCAGAGGGAAGGATTACACAAGAGCAACATATTCGCTGGACTAACATTTTTTAATTATGGCACGTCCTAAACTTATCGGACCCTTATCCGCTTCTGAAACTAAAAAGAAAGAACAACGCCGTGAATGGTACTTAAGAAACAAAAAACTTACAAAAGATAGAGCAGCGGGGGCGAAAGTTAGGACACAGGATTGGTTCAAGGCGATTAAGTCTCAGGAAAGTTGTAAAGAATGTGGACATGATGTTTATGAGGATCTTGACTATCATCATCGAGATCCTTCAACTAAAATAACATCAGTGTCTGAAATGGTAGGAAGATTTTCCAGAGAAACTATCCTGAATGAGATGAAAAAATGTGATGTTCTTTGCAAAGAGTGTCATAAGAATCATCATCGCAATTATCCATTTCATTGATTATGAGATCTAAAAACTGGAGAGCATATGCAGAAACTGCCTTTCTGCATATGCAGGCAAGTCGAAAAAATTGGGGTAAAGAAGACTATTTCCGTCCAATCACCCGACTTTATTACATTCCCGTTTTTGATTGTGCTCAGATAAATCATACTGGATTGATCAGTAAATCTGCAATCAATTCTCCAAAAGAAAGGTGTCACGATCATTGTTTGTCGCCACAATTTATTGGAAGAATGATTATGGACAATGCTGATGTTTATCTCAAAGATTACACAATCTTTGAAAATCTATTTTGGTTATCGTGTTCTACAATCACAGTCACTAAGAAAGAAAATAAAGAATTGAGTATGTTGACTGAAAATGATGGTATTGATTACAAAGTTTATGTTCCAACCAACTTGAAATATAAGAAACTGAATATCAAATTATATCGTAAAAATGGATCAAGGTTGAAAGATAGTGTAAAATGTGAAAATAACATTATCCCTGCTCCATTAGATCTTCTTAATTATGAAAAGAATTTTCTAGTGTGACAATTATCAAGGTGTCCACTGTATTGCCAGGGACACTTTTTTCATGTAAACTGTTATCAACAACAAAGGTTTAATGTTC